ACTGATCGAAATGCTGAGACTGCATGAGGGTGTACGCTACAAGGTGTACGTGTGCTCTGAGGGCTATGAGACGATTGGCGTGGGCCGAAACATCTCAGAAGGTGGTTTAGGTTTAAGCAAGGACGAAGTCGATTTCCTTTTAACCAATGACATCAAGCGAGTGCAAGATGAACTAGCACGGAACTACCCGTGGTTTGCGCGGCTCGATGACGTTCGACGTGACGCAATGGTTGATATTTGTTTTAACATTGGTCTGACCAGATTGCGGGGCTTTGTAAATGCTTTAGCGGCGATGTCGAGGAGTCAATATGAGATTGCGGCTGACGAATTTATGGACAGTCGGTGGAGCGAGCAGGTCGGCAACAGGGCCGTGGAAGTCACGGATATGATTCGGACAGGCGAATATCAATAAGATGTCTGAACTATCGCTGAAAGATTTTGAAATCCTTAGTGAGCAAGATCAGAACGAAGCCCTCGCACTGCTATCTCGATATGACCAGATGGAAGTGCAGGACAAGTGTCAGGGCGACTTTATCGAGTTCGTTAAACATATGTGGCCTGAATGCATTCTTGGCCGTCACCATAAAATTATTGGTGACAAATTCAACCGAATAGCGCAAGGCAAGCTGAAGCGTTTAATTGTCTGCCTGCCCCCTCGTCACTCTAAATCAGAATTTGCATCCACGTTCTTTCCTGCTTGGATGATGGGCCGTCGTGGCGATTTGAAAATTATCCAAACTACGCACACCGCAGAGTTGGCGGTGAGGTTTGGTAGAAAGGTGCGAAACCTCATCGACTCTGACGATTACTCGCAGATTTTCCCAGAACTTAAACTTGAGGCTGACAACAAGTCGGCTGGCCGCTGGACCACCAACCAAGAGGGAGAATCGTTTTACGCGGGTGTTGGCGGAGCAATTACGGGTCGTGGTGCCGACCTTCTTATTATCGATGACCCGCACTCAGAACAAGACGCACTGTCGCCAACGGCGATGGAGGCGGCTTACGAATGGTATACGTCTGGACCCCGGCAACGGTTGCAGCCGGGCGGCATTATTATCATCGTGATGACCCGTTGGAGCACGAAAGACCTCGTTGGCAAGGTGCTCAAAAAACAAGGCGACGATCACGCCGATCAATGGGAGGTCGTTGAGTTCCCGGCAATCATGCCCGAATCAGACACCCCGTTGTGGCCTGAATTTTGGAAGAAAGAGGAATTGCTGTCCGTCAAGGCATCATTGCCGATTAGCAAATGGAACAGCCAGTGGATGCAAAACCCCACCGCCGAAGCCGGTTCTATTGTCAAACGTGAGTGGTGGCGTAAGTGGGAGCCAGACTGGGTACCTGCCTACAACTATGTCATTCAATCGTATGACACCGCTTTCAGTAAAAAAGAGACCGCCGACTATTCTGCGATCACTACATGGGCCATTTTCCAGACCCCCGACGAAGACATCGAGGCAATTATTCTGCTCGACGCAAAGCGCGTGCGGATGGACTTTCCGGAGCTAAAGCGGCTGGCGTACGAAGAGTACAAATACTGGGAGCCGGATTGCATTTTGATCGAGGCGAAAGCCAGCGGTACGCCGTTGACGCAGGAGCTGCGGCGCATGGGCATACCTGTGACGAGCTATACTCCGTCGAGGGGGCAGGATAAGATCGCAAGAATGAATTCTGTCGCGCCAATTTTTGAAAGCGGCATGGTATGGGCGCCCGACGAAACATTTGCAGAAGAGGTCATTGAGGAAATGGCGAGTTTCCCATTTGGCGACAATGATGACTTTTGCGACAGCTCCACCATGGCCTTAATGCGGTTTCGGCAAGGCGGTTTTTTGAATTTGCAGGATGACTACCCCGAAGAGGTAGAGCTGCTGCGACCAAATAGGCAGGTGTACTACTGATGGCGATAGAGAAAGCGGGGCTTGGCACAGAGAATGATCCCGACGTGATGCCGATGGGCAACGCGATGGAAATCGAGCCTGAGATGACGCGCAACGAAGAAATTCGCAATGCTGCACAAATCTTGGTGGCCGAGGAAGGCATCCTGATTGATGCCGAAATTGATGCAGTTGAAGAAGGTCCGATTGTGGCGGATTTCAACAGCAATCTCGTTGAGATGATTGATGATAGCGATCTTTCTAAGCTGGCGGACGACGTGTTGTCGTCTATCAAAGCTGACAAAGAAAGCCGTAGTGAGTGGGAAAAAACGTATACGGATGGCTTGAAATATCTCGGCATGAAGTTCGATGATTCTCGCAGCCAACCTTTCGAGGGGTCAACTGGCGTTATTCACCCGATCCTTGCTGAGTCTGTTACGCAGTTTCAGGCGCAAGCATACAAAGAATTATTACCGGCCAAAGGTCCGGTCAAGACTGAAATTGTTGGTGTCCGCACGCCAGAGGTCGAAATGCAGGCGGGTCGCGTTCAAGACTTTATGAACTACTACATTACAAATGTAATGGAGGAATACGACCCCGAGCTGGATATGCTGCTGTTTTATTTGCCGCTGGCTGGATCCGCGTTCAAAAAAGTCTACTACGACACAAGCATGAACAAGGCGATGAGCAAATTCATCGAGCCGCAAGATTTGATTGTTCCTTACGAGTCCTCGGATCTGTTCACCGCAGAGCGCGTGACGCATGTTCTAAACATGAGCCGAAACGAAATCAAAAAGCAACAGCTCAGCGGTTTTTATGCAGATATTGATTTGAAAGGCGGCTCGGTCAATTTGCAGCGGAGCGATATTGAAGAGCAGATTGACGAGATCGAAGGCATGGAGCCTTCGTATCAAGAAGACCGAGACCACGTTGTCTTTGAGACGCACACCATCCTCGACATACCCGGCTTTGAGGATATGGGCGAAGACGGTGAGCCGACTGGTTTGAAATTGCCGTATATCGTGACGATAGACGAGCAGAGCCAGAAGGTTCTGTCGATCAGGCGCAACTACATCGAGACTGACCCTCGCAAATCCAAGATCAACTTCTTCGTGCAATATAAGTTCTTGCCGGGTCTTGGCTTTTACGGTCTGGGTTTGAGCCACATGATTGGCGGCATCTCCAAGTCAGCCACGTCTATTCTGCGCCAGCTCATCGATGCGGGTACGCTGGCTAACTTACCAGCAGGCTTCAAGGCTCGCGGTATGCGTATTCGTGACGAGGACAGCCCATTACAACCGGGCGAGTTCCGCGACATCGACACCACAGGGGCGTCTCTGCGCGAAAACCTGATTCCGCTGCCAATTAAAGAGCCGAGCAATGTTTTGATGTCTTTGCTCAGCCTGCTCGTTGAGTCTGGCAAGCGGTTTGCCTCGATTGCCGACATGAATGTTGGCGACATGAATCAAGCGATGCCCGTTGGAACCACGGTGGCGTTATTGGAGCGCGGCACCAAGGTTATGAGTGCGATCCATAAGCGCCTTCATTACAGCCAAAAGTTAGAGTTTCAGTTGTTGGCAAAGGTGTTTGCCGAATACCTGCCGCCGAGCTATCCGTATGTTTCGCGAAACGGTCCACAAGAGATCATGGGCCAAGATTTTGATGGTCGGGTAGACGTGATACCCGTCTCAGATCCAAACATCTTCAGCCAGTCTCAGCGTATTACGATGGCGCAAGAGCTGTTGACGATGGTTCAATCCAATCCTGAAATTCATGGACCGACAGGCATCTACGAGGCATATAGACGTATGTATTCTGCGCTGGGCGTTGATGACGTGGACAGCCTAATCCAACCGCCGCCGCCGCCGCCGCAACCAATGCCCATGGAAGCAGGCATTGAGAATAATGCGTTTTTGATGGGGCAACCGGCACAGGCGTTTGAGCCTCAGAATCATCAGGCGCACATTGATGCTCATCGGTCTTTGTTTTTGACCGAGGTCGTCAAACAGAATCCTCAGCTTCAGGGCATGATCATTGGCCACATGATGCAGCATCTACAATTCATGGCGAGCCAGATGGTGCAAGATCAGATCCCGCCGGAACTCAATCAACAGATGCAGGAAATGCAGGCGGCGTCACAATCAGGGCAAATGCCGCCTGATCAGCTTCAGCAGATGCAGGGACAGATCCAAATGCAAATGGAGCAAGTTTCGGCGCCCGTGCTCGCGCAACTTACGCAAGAACTGCTTGAATCGATTGGTCAGGGAGATGAAACCGATCCGTTGGTGCAGATTCGCCAGCAAGAGCTTGAGTTGCGCGAAAAAGCCATCGATGTAGAGAACGATCAATTTGAGGCAAAGCAGGAGCAGCGCGTTCAAGAAAAGTTGCTTGAAAACGAAATTGCTAAGCAACGTCTCGGCGTTCAGAAGGACGTTGCCGATGACAAGCTGGACGTTGCGATACGCCGGCTTGAACAGCAGGCAGACTTGAAAATGCTAGACATGCAAACTAGAGGAGGTCGTTGATGGCCGCAGGATACACAGCGTCAAGTTCAATTACGCGAGAACAAATTGCTGAACTCAAAAAGCAAAAAAGTCTTGTCCGAGAAATCGAGGCGAAAATAATCGTCCAAGCCGAAGAGGCTGCGGCAAAGAAGAAAACGCTAAGCGATCATCGCATCGCAACGAAACAAGCGTTGATTGCTGGCACAGAACCGCCACCGCCTCTCGCGCCTGTTCAAGCGCCGGAGCCTGAGCCTAAACCGGAGCCTGAGCCTGCTATTGAGGCAGCGCCAAAAGCCGCACCAAAAGCAAAGGCCAAAAAGACCATCTCGAAAAAATCACCGAAACGCACGAAGGACAGCTAATGAAGGACATGAGCAGGATCGAGAAAGTTGATACGCCGGAAAAAAAAATCAAAACCACTCCGACAGCTCCCGCTGTCGTGCGCCGCACGATGGGTGGAAAATATCGGACCATTAAGGCTCGCGGATTTGGCGCGGCCACTCGCGGATATGATTTTCATGAGCGCGACTGATGGATGATATTGATCTCGGCTCACGCTTGAAACGCATATTGGGGGAGAGGCGAGAGCTGATCAGTGAGGTGCTGATGGATGGCATGCTAAAAGATATGGATCATTACAAAAGTTTGCAGGGCGAGCTAGTTATTATAAACTTAGTGGAAGACACAATTCGTGATTTTTACAAGGAAATCTAAGTTTGAATACGCCAACACCAACGACTGAGGCGGCTTATGTGCCGCCCGATGAGGTTGTTCTCGATCCTACCCTGCTAGACAAATCTGCACTTGAACGGATGCCCGACCCTAGTGGCTGGCGGATGCTTGTTTTGCCTTACAAGGGCAAAAAGCAATCCGATGGCGGCATTCACCTGCTCAAAGAAACCGTAGACCGAGAAGCGTTGGCGACGGTCGTTGCCTACGTCGTCAAAATGGGGCCGCTATGTTATGGCGATGTCGAAAAATTTGGCGACACTCCTTGGTGTCATGAAAAACAATGGGTGCTTATCGGTCGTTACGCTGGTTCGCGTTTCAAGCTAGAAGATGGCGGCGAAGTACGAATCATCAACGACGATGAAGTTATCGGCACCATCCTTAATCCAGACGACATAGTGAGCTTCACATGATTGAAAATCAGGCAGAGGAACAGCAAGAGGCGGTCGAGGATCAGTTCCAAATAGAGGTGACGGAAGACCCTGTTGAGCCGCAGGCGCAGGGTAGCGACGACGAGTTGGAGACATACACCAAGTCGGTTTCCAAGCGGATTAACAAGCTGAACGCCAAGGCCCGAGAGGCAGAGCAAAGAGCGCAACAACTCGAACAAATTGCTCTGCAAAAGGACGCCGAGCTTCAGCAGTATCGCCATTACTCTCAGCAGCAATCTAGTCAGGTGCTGGCAAAAGAAGAGGAGGCCATCACTAGCAAAGAGGCTCAGATCGATGACGTATACCGCAAGGCGGTAGAGTCTGGCGATGCTGATTTGATTACCAAAGCGTCAAAGCTCCAAAACGACATTGCGATTCAGAAAGAAAAATTAAAAGTTGCGAAGGCTCGGCAGCAGGTTGCTATGCCTGAGCAAGAGTACGTTTCGCAAGGCAACGAGCAGGCGGTTTATCCGCAGGCTGAACAGGCTGCTCAGCAGCAAGAGGTCCAGCCGACCGAGGATGCACTAGAGTGGCACGAAAAAAATCCTTGGTATGCCAACAAAGATGACGAGGAGGACATGAAGGCAACGCAGTATGCCTACTACGTGCACTACAACCTTGCCAACGAAGGATACGACGTTGGCTCCGACGAATACTATGAAGAATTGGACAGCCGTGTCGGTACCGTTTATCCTCACACAAGATCCTCGGAAACCGAGGGTTCGACCGTTTCAAGTGAATCGCGACCCGCTGTGCAAAGAGTCGCTTCAGCCCCACAATCGGGCCGGTCAAAAACACAAGGCAAAAAGAATGGCGTTAGTTTTTCTAAGTCAGAACTAGAGCGTCTCAAAGGCTTGAAGCCGCATAATATGTCTGAGGAGGCATGGTTGCAGCGGGTAGCCAAAGAGAAGCAGAAAATTGCAGCAAGAGAGGCAAGTTAAATGGCAGAAGCAAAAGCAAACGCACGTTCATCCCGTGATTCGCAGTCACACGATAATCAGACGCGCCGTAAGCCATGGCGCCCTGTCAGGTCACTGGAGACTCCTCCTCCGCCCGAGGGTTACACCTATCGGTGGATTAGGGAGTCGATGTTAGGTCAAGAGGATCGCGCTAACGTGTCAAGACGTTTGCGCGAAGGTTGGGAACTCGTAAGAGGCACCGACCTGCCGCCAGAGTGGCGGTCTTTACCGACAATGGATAGTGGGCGACACGAAGGCGTGGTTTACAACGAAGGGTTGCTACTTGCAAAGATCCCTAACGAGACGGTAGAGGAGCGGCGCGAATATTACGCCGGCAAATCTAAACAAGCCACAGACGCATTGGACAATACCATGTTCAACGAAACCCGTGGCGACAGCCGTTACGTCAAATACGATCCGCAGCGAGATAGCAGCGTAACTTTTGGTAAACGATAGAGGTATTACAAATGGCGAATAAAGACGCTGCATTTGGAATGAAGCCCGTCAGAATGATTGGCGGCGCACCTTACTCGGGTGGCTCAAGTCGATATCGTATCGCTGCGAATTATGGAACATCCATTTTTCAAGGCGATATGGTCGCTCAGGTCACGGGTGGTACGGTGGAAGTTCACGCTGACGGAGGCACAGTGCCCGTAGTCGGTGTTTTCAACGGGTGTCAATATACTGACCCCACTAGCGGCGAGCAGGTGTTTCAAAATTACTACCCTGCTTCAACAAACGCTTCAGACATCATTGCGTTCATTATTGATGATCCAAGTGTGGTTTATGAAGTACAAGCTGATGACACGTTCCCGGTTGCCGACCTGTTTGGCAATTTTGATATTGTGTACACCAGCAGTGGCAGCACTCAAACCGGCATTTCTGGTGCCGAGCTTGACGTCACCACGGGAGCGACGAATACCAACCTCCCGATCAAGGCGATTGACATCTCACAAGATCCGAACAACGACGACGTTGCCTCGGCTAACACAAACGTGCTTGTGGTCATTCAAAACTCAATCTTCGGCGTCAAAGGCGCTGGCTTAGCGTAAGGAGTTAACTAATGGCTATCTCAAGAGCACAGCTCGCAAAAGAGCTTGAGCCGGGTCTGAACTCGCTTTTCGGCATGAGTTACGACTCATATGACCGCGAGTACGAAGAAATCTTCGCCGTCGAAGACTCTCAAAGAGCCTTTGAAGAGGAGGTGCTGATCACCGGATTTGGTGGTGCGCCTACGAAGACCGAAGGTCAAGGTGTTGCGTTTGACAATGCCGGTGAGTCGTTTACGGCTCGTTACACGCACGACACTGTGGCGTTAGCGTTCGCGTTGACCGATGAGGCAGTGGAGGACAACCTCTACGACTCTTTGGGCAAGCGGTATGTGAAGGCTTTGGCCCGATCTATGGCTAACACCAAAGAGGTGAAAGGTGCTGACGTATTGAATAATGCGTTTGACACAAACTTCACTGGCGGTGACGGCGTGACATTGATCAACACGGCACACCCTCTAGCGGGTGGCGGCACTGCCGCAAACCGTGCGGCTTCAATGGCTGACTTGAACGAAACGTCTTTGGAAGATGCGCTGATTGACATCAGCACGTTCACCGATGACAAGGGTCTAACGATCTCTGTTCAAGCGACTAAGCTCGTTGTTCCGCCTCAGTTGGTCTTCGTTGCTGACCGTATCCTGAACTCAACTTTACGTTCCGGCACGGCTGACAACGACATCAACGCTGTACGCAACACGGGTGTATTGGCCGGTGGCTACACGGTCAACCATTATCTGGCTGACCCTGATGCATTCTTCCTGCTGACCAGCGTCACTGACTCAGGTGAAGGCCTGAAGATGTTCCAGCGCACTGCAATGGAAACGTCAATGGAGCCAGACTTCACGACTGGCAACATCCGTTACAAGGCCCGTGAGCGTTACAGCTTCGGCTTTAGTGACTGGCGCGGAATCTACGGCTCTCAAGGAGCCTAGAAACCAAGCAAAGGAAAAGGGGCGAAAGCCCCTTTTTTTTGTGCCGCTTACGCGGCCTGCTTGTATTGCTTGATATTGTGAGGCACCCAGACCTGAGTGCGTGGCAAAACAGCGCCGTTGCGCTGGTAAGTAACAGGTCGGTCGGCCCACTCGATCCAGCACAGGGTGTGAGTAGCGCCAAGCTCATGGTGGCTGCTGTCGAGCAGCTCGATGATGACGGCTTCTTCGCCGTTCATATTAGCGCCAGCGACTAGATGGCTTTCCACCTGAGTTACAAAGATGATGCTGCCTGCTGTTAGTTCCATGTCACTCTCCGTTGTTATGGCCCTAATTATACACATCCCGTGTCGATGTACAACAATGTAGACACATATTTGTCTCCAAATTGTCCGTTTCTGGCTTGTGTGGTATAACAGCAAGATCCTGACAGCCGCAATCCCGCGTCTGACATTTGCCAAGACAGGAGATCAACATGGCTACAACGACTTTCAACGGCCCCGTCCGCTCGGAGAATGGGTTTCAACAAATTTCAAAAGCGGCTAACGGCACTATTACCGTTACCAGCGGTGACAAGATGGCCACGGAGGCCACTGGCAGCGCGGGTATCGAGGGCACCGCTGCTGTATACGTTACGCAGGTAACCCGATTAAAAAGCGACGTAACGACTAACGTCAACATCGTGAAGACGACGATTATGATTGACCTTACTGGTTTGAAGGACGGCGGCACGGCTGGCGACATCATTGGTAAGGACGGCTCTGGCGTTGCCTTTATCGGTAAGGTGACCGCAGCCAACCAAGGCAGCGTTTTTGGCGTAACCATGACTTGCGTCGAAACACCTGCTGGTGGTAGCACAGACATTGACCTGTTCTCAGCAACTGAAGGTACTGGCGTAAATGACACCGCAATTGGTGATTTGACCGAAACTCAGATTATCAATGCTGGAGCTGCCTCTGCTGGAACCATGGTAGCCGGTGGTGATATCGCTGCTGACCAATTCCTGTATCTGGTTAGCCAAGGCACGGGTGATGCGACTTATACTGCTGGGCGCTTCCTTATCGAAATCACTGGCTTCGACGTAGCCTCCTAGACAGGAGTGAACCATGGCTGACGCAGTAACTTCGCAAACCATCCATGATGGCGAGCGTAAAGCAGTGTTGAAGTTCACCAATGCTAGTGATGGCACAGGTGAATCGGCGGTCAAAAAAGTAGATGTCTCGGCACTAGCCGCCAATTCGGCTGGCTTGTCATGCAACCGCGTGACCATCAACAAAATTTGGTGGCAGTGTACTGGCATGTCGGTAAAAATTGAGTTCGATGCAACGGCTAATGTATTGGCTATCGGCGTGAGTGAAGACTCAAACGGATACCACGACTACAGCAATTTCAGTGGCATACCCAATAATGCAGGAGCTGGCATTACGGGCGATCTTGATTTTACTACTGTTGGTCATACCAGCGGAGACACCTACATGGTTGTTTTGGAACTGATCAAATCGTATGGCTGATACCTCTGATGTGAGAAGAACGTCATCGGGAAGACTCGTCTATCGGGGCGAGTCGTTTTCCGGCTACAACAAGCAAAAAAGAACGCCCGGCGAAAACAAGAAGTTTGCGGTCCTAGCGAAAAAAGGCGATCAAGTCAGGATCGTGCGTTTCGGTGATCCGAACATGGAGATCAAGCGGGACAGTCCAGAACGTCGGCGCAGCTTTCGCGCCAGACACAATTGTGACGCCGTCCAAAAAAAGAAGGATGTTTTTGCGGCGAGTTACTGGTCGTGTAAAAACTGGTGATATAGATGGCTTCCAACGACCTCCAAGCAGCGATAGACGAGTACGGTAGCTCCACGTCGCCTTACTCCTCCCTTCAAGATTACCTCTTGCAGCGGCCAGTATACGACCGTGGCGCAAGAGAGGCTCCCGAAGCCCCGACGATGCGGACGGTAGAGGCGCTGATGCCTGATACCGACCAACTGCTTGCAGAACAATACGATAAAATTATTCAGGAGCAACGAGCAGCCGACGAGGCATCAGCGGCTTCTCGCCAAACCGAAATTGATGCGCTTCGTGAATTGTTGCGTGAGGAGCTTGCCAGCTCAGAGGATGCCGCATCCGCTCAGCGATCCGACATTACCGCTGCGCTGGAGGGTCGCATTGAAGACCTGCGGCGAGGTATCGATGCCGAGACCATTGACTTACGAACGGCGGGTCTGGACGAAAGGGCTGCCCTTGCTCGACAAATCGAGGAGGGCGACCGGATAGTGCGTGAGGCGCAAGATGCCTCTATCGGATCATTGGAGGCGCGACTTGGTTCGCTTTCAGAAGATTTGTCAGGCATCAATAATGCAATCGACCAAAATTACAACCAATTTAACGAAGCTCAAAAAACTGCCGCCGACGCAACACAAGCAGAAATTGACGCCCTCAACCAAGAGTTGGAGGGATTATATACAGATGTTCAGTCGGGCAACGCGGCTCAATCTGATGCCATCAGAAGCGATACGGCAAACTTGATTGCAAGTTTGGAAGACAAAATTGGTGCCGTCTCCGACAATTTAGGATCTTTGCCCATTGAGTCCATCCAGTCAGAGCTGGCGGCTGTTACCAACCAAGCTGCTCAGTTTCAACAATCCGTAGACGCAGCCACAAGCGAGCGTGCAGAGATCGCTTCGCGAGTCGCGGCGTTGCAAGCGTCAGGATTGACGCAAGATGATTTGACGGCGGCTATCAACCCAATCTCTCAACAGCGTCAAGAAGCTATTTCTGCTGCGGTCGATCCGATTCAGCAACAAATCGCTGCATTGCGCCAAGAGATTCCGCAAAATATTGACGTGGAGGCGCTGCGGAAACAAATCTTGGATGAGGTCATGAGCAGCTTGCCGCCAACTCAATCGGCAACGCCGCCGACCCAGACCGGCACTGCACCGGCATCGGTGACGAATCCAGAACAATCGTTCAGTCCTGACGTGCCCTACGGTGATTTGCCGCCTGATCAGTTCACTGAAGCGATGTCAGCTCCAACCGATCCGTTTACGACACCCGCAGTAGTTCCGGGGCAATCATCCTGATGGCTTCAAGCATTCCAGACAACGTAGCAAATCCCAGCCTCTACAAAAAAGCAAAGGCAAAGGCGAAAGCCAAATTTGATGTGTACCCCAGTGCTTACGCAAACGGCTGGATGGTTCAGGAGTACAAGCGTATGGGTGGAAAATACAAAGGCAACATCGGCGGCGGGGTCACACTTGACCCGAACAAAAGTGATTTGAACAAAGACGGAAAGTTAAGCGGGTACGAGCGAAAGCGCGGAACAGCCATCGCGAAGAGTATGGCCAAGCGATTGAATATTGGCGGCAGCGTGATGGTTCAAGGCCGTGGATGCGGGGCGATCATGCCGAGCAGGCAAAAGAAAACGCGAGTTCCCCGTGGCTAAGCCACAAGGCGGATTAAAAAAGTGGTTTGGAAAAGGAAAGGGTGGCAACTGGGTTGACATCTCGGCCCCCAAAGAAGGCGGCGGCTTCAAGCCGTGTGGGCGAAAAAGCGCAAAAGATTCAAAGCGTGGTTATCCAAAATGCGTTCCGGCTGATCAAGCCAGTCGCATGAGCAAAAAAGAGATCGCTTCAGCCGTCCGTCGCAAAAGGTCAAGGAAACAAGGGGTGGGTGGTAAACCCACGAATGTTGCAACGTTCGCTCGTAACGGTGGCGCTATCACGATGGTACAAAGTCGTGGCTGCGGGGCCATCATGCCGGGCAAGCAAAAGAAAACGCGAGTCCCTCGCTCTTAGGAGAAGTTTATGGCTGGACGTAAAATGATGACGAAAGGCATGTCTGTGAAAAAACCCGGCATGACCAAGGGCGGCACCATGAAGAAAATGAAGATGCCAACCGGCATGACCAAGGGTGGCACGATCAAAAAGCCCATGGGTATGACGAAAGGCGGCACCATCAAAAAACCCATGGGCATGAAAAAAGGCGGCAACGTCGGCTTCACGAAACCCTCATCTAAAAACAGTGGGCTTTACGGGCGCTAATGGCGTATTTGCAAAGCAACATCCCGCACTTCAAAGCGTGGGTGCGGCGCGAATACACTGTTAACCATGAGCGTTACCATGGCGAATTTTTACACGCCATGGTTATTGCTGTTACGACCATGCCGACGAGGTGTTTGTCGTTTCAGGTTATATTCACAGGCGCAGAGTGTGTGGATGATGAGCCGAATGTGCATGGCGGGGCAATGTGGGCAAGAATGCCAATAACCGCTTTGGCAGGTGATACAGACTACGAAGGTTGGCCTGATCCAATGCCTGTCTGGGCGGCTCAACCGTGGGATTGTTCCTCGCATAACCACTCAGTTTATGTGTTAGATCGATGCACGCCGTGCCCATGGATTGCGAAAATTGATGGTGAGTTTTATCCGGCAAAATACTTATTCACTGTTGACTACGCGGAAAACGAAATTGCTGACGACCCGGCCCAGCACAAACAGAGCCACGTCATGCAGTTGCTTGAGGCGGGGAGCTGGACCGGCAATATCGTTGCGCTGCCCAATAACAGGGTCAGGGTCACTCATCCGGCGTGGTTTGCCGTAGGCGAAGGGGCGCCAGATTTTCGGCCCTCGCAACATATCCATTACAGTAAATCCGATTTAGACTACACCCTCGATGTGAATAAAGTGTTCGATAACCTCTACGCACCCGAGAAGAAAGATGGCCGTAAGCGGAAGTAAAGATTTTGAGCTTGACGTAGCCGATTACGTCGAAGAGGCGTTTGAGCGTTGCGGCTTAGAGCTACGCACGGGCTATGATCTTAAAACGGCAACTCGATCACTCAACCTCTTGCTCGCTGAGTGGGCAAACCGTGGCTTGAATCAGTGGACTATCAACCAAAAAGTGTTGACGATGGTGAAGGACACAACGGTCTACACCATCGACGCGACCACGCCAACTGCAACCATTGATGTGCTCGACGTATTTATCAGGGAGACACTCGGTGGCGTGTCAACTGATGTACCAATCACACGCATGTCGCGCTCTGAGTACGCAAATATTTCTACCAAGAGCAGCACCGGGAAACCGAACCAATATTTGATCGACAAACAAATCAGTCCAACGATTACCGTGTGGCCTGCGCCCGATCAAAACAGCAAGTATGATCTGTATCTGAACGTGCTCAGCCGTATCGATGATGCAGACGTTGGCGCCAACACCATGCAAATACCATTTCGGTTTTATCCCTGCCTGTCCGCAGGGTTGGCGTACTACATCGCACTGAAGAAAGCGCCTGAGAAGGTGCCGATGTTGAAAGCGGTGTACGAAGAAGAGTTTGATCGAGCCTTGAGCCAAGACGAGGATCGAGCATCGTTTCGCGTTGCTCCTGACCTGCGCGGCTACAACATCGCGTAATGGCTTACGCATCGAACAAAAAAGCGTATGGGATCTGTGACATCACAGGGTTCCGCTACCGCCTGCGCGACATGAAAATGACGTGGGACGGCTTGTTGGTCGGACCAGATCAGTGGTCACCCAAGCACCCGCAGCTCATGCCGACACCGACGCCTGTAGATCCGCAGGCACTTCAAATTACCCGCCCTGATCAAGCTGCTGACGGGAATGACAGCACTAAATTTACGGTGTACACAAACGTGGGCGATGGCAAACTCGGCACACTTTTGCAAACTTTTGCAATCACTGCTAGTGTGGGCACTGTGGAGGTTACCACGTCATGAGTTTTACTTTAGCGACCCTCAAAACGGCAGTGCAGGACTACCTGCAAGTATCTGAAACCACTTTTACGGCTCAGCTCGACACCTTTATCAAAGAGGCTGAGAGCCGAATCTTCAAGATGGTTCAGCTACCCGAGCAGCGCAAAAACGTGCAGGGCACGACAACGTCTGGCAACAGATTTTTGGCGACGCCCTCTGATTTTTTTGCGCCGTTTTCGCTGGCTATTATCAACAGCAGCAGCAAATACATTTATTTGGATTTCAAGCACCCATCGTTCTTGAAAGAGTACAGCCCTACGTCTACAACGACTGGGACGCCAAAGTATTACTCACTGTTTGATGATTCGGCGTTTGAGCTGTCGCCAGTGCCAAACAGCAATTTTACAGTCGAGCTGCATTATCTGCATAAACCAGCGTCGTTGACCGCTGGCGCAACAAGTGGCACGACCATCTTGTCAACCGACCATCCCGATGCGCTGCTGTACGGCACGCTGGTGGAGGGTGCTACGTTCCTGAAAGAAACTCCTGACGTGATAGCTAATTTCGAGGCACGGTTCAAAGAAGCCGTCTCTCGAATGAAGAATCTGAGCGAAGGTCGCAATACCCGCGACGAGTTCAGATATGACCTATTGCGTACAGGCGTGAGTTAGTGGATAAACTTGAAGATCTAGCAGGCAAAAAAGTAGCGATTATCGGTCTGGGAGCGTCCCAGATTGATTACGTTATCGGAAGAGAAAACAGTGTCGAATGGGATGAGGTCTGGGTTATCAACTCAGCCTTGTCGGTTTTCGAGTGTGACCGTGTGTTC